CCCGAAGGGGCCCAGGGCGCAGTGCAAGCATGTGCACGTAAGTGCATCCAGAGGAGTACCTCTGGGAGACCAGAGAGCTCCGTGCATTAAGGAGGTGGTGGCTTTTGGCTACCACAACCCGAAAACGGGTTATACCGTTTAAGGGTCCCCTTACCTCAACTTTGAGGTATGGGCGCGTGTACACGTACAAAGTCTCAGATCCACCAACAGTGGATCATGGGAACTTTGCGGCGGCGTACAAGTACCTTGATGGGACACAGGAAACTGTGTCCGAAACTCATGCCGGTTGGAACAGCCATAAAGGCCGTTTCAACGGTGACGTTGGAGGGGAGTTCTTTACCCAAAAACGATACGTTATTGGAGGTTCTACTCCGATAGGTATCGAGGGCAAGATCCAACTGGATCCAAGCACGGTATCCTGGGCAACATACCAGGGTCCTATGCTTCCAGTTGCCCCGAACGAAATGCGTTGGCCCGATGCTCACGCTTCAAGTCATCACGACTTGGAGGTGGCCGGTGCTACCGCAATCGCTCGGTGTGCCCCAACCAACCCTACCGCGAGTCTCTCAACCTTTTTGGGTGAGACGATCAAGGAAGGAATTCCTAAGATCGCAGGTTCCGTCATTTCAAAATGGCGAAACATGACTCATCATCAGCGCCGTAAGGCGATTGGTGAGGAGTATCTCAATTACCAATTTGGTTGGGTTCCATTCGTCAATGATCTACGTGACATTAGTCACTCGATCACTCATGCTCATGATGTTCTTGAACAATATGAGCGTGATTCTGGACGGATGGTTCGTCGCAGGTACGAGTTTCCACGGCAATACGATTCGTCGACACGGCTCATTTACTCCCAGGCTAATCCTTTTATTAGCCCGGATAGTATTGAGCTGTATAGGCGACCGTTTGTTTTCGGGCAGGTATACGTCACCGAGACAGTGGCGCGTAATCAGTGGTTCAGCGGAGCGTTTACATACGTTCTGCCGACCGGTGGCGGAGCTCGCGATAATCTCGCGAAGTACGTCATCGAGGCCAAGAAAACTCTTGGTCTAACACTGACTCCAGCAACCGTCTGGAACCTTACCCCGTGGAGCTGGGCTATCGATTGGTTCACAAATGCAGGCGATGTTCTATCGAACATCGATGCATGGATCATCGATAACCAGGTGTTGTTGTATGGGTACATGATGGAACATGTTGTTTCCACCAGAACCTATACATACGCAGGACCGACTGGTTATCAGTCGTCATCCATGCGGCCTAATGACGTTACCTTGGTTACAGAAACCAAGCAACGGATTAAGGCAACACCATATGGTTTCGGAATCTCCTGGGATGGTCTTTCGACCTTCCAGAAGTCCATCCTAGCGGCTTTGGGTATTACCCATTTCCGTTAGAGACATGCCGTTCTGCGTTAAAACGCCAACGGGAGTCTAACCGGGCTCCTAGGAGTGATGCCCATGTCGTTCACCGATCCGCTCTCAGTCACCCTCTCAGGTTCGACGATCTCGTTGCCGCGCACTTCCGTGGGCGACGACGAGTCGGAGTACATGAGTGGGGATGACCTGGTCCGTGTGACGGCCGCCTCCCAGTACGGGAAGCGGACGCGCCGAACCATTCGGATCGACACCTCGAAGATCGCCCCGGACCCGTTCCGACCGGCGGAGAATGTGTCGTTGTCGATGTCAAACTACATCGTCTTCGACCTTCCCCCGGCCGGTTACACGGCTGCCGAGGCGAAGGCTGTGTATGACGCCTTCAAGGGCCTCATCACAGCGTCTTCGGACCTGCTCATCACAAAGCTTCTGGGTGGCGAGTCCTGACGGATTCGCTGTTCCAGAACCTCAAGTGCTGAACAGGCCACCTTCCGCAGACGAGTCTGATTCTCCCGAAAGGGAGAGTTTGCCTCGTCTGCGTACTACCAGACGGGTATATCCCACTGGTGGTAGGAGGGAGTACGACCAGATTCCACGTTCCACGGTGACCAAAAAGGCCGTCGCTGGAATTGTGTTCCTGGTTAACTTCTTCTACCTGGTAGGTGATGCCTTGCTTGGCGGCAGCTCAAGTGGCTGTCTCTAAGCGAGGAGTGAACGTTGCGTCAGTATCGAAGGTGTTAGTACCGCGTGATGTTCTTCATCCCGCGATGCTGACAATTACGATCACGTCCGGTAAAATGGACGAGCGCGTTGAATCAGCTATGGCTTCGCTGCTTCTTGCTCTTGATGAGCTAGAGACGGCATGCCTACTGATGATGCGCGACTGACGTGCGTTATTGACGGCAGGGCTAGGGATAGATCACCTCTGATAAGGAGGGACTATGAAAAGCCTGACGTCACTCTGGTCCTGCATAGCTAATGAAATGGCTATGCGATGCTGCACCAGCGCCACTCACGACATAAAAACTGTCGTGAGCCGGACAGAACACGAGGGGCTATCGTTTCTAGCGATAACCCTGGCGGACTTTGGAAAAGCTACCCAAAAGTGGCTTGACCAAGGTTTCGTCGTCCCTTGGGACGTTCCTTCTTTTAAGAAGGATCGCCTTACTGGTCTCCCCGTATTTCTACGAGGTTTCCTTGGACGTGTGTTTTGTCCTAGTAGTGGTGCACTATTGGACGAGCCGGACATCGAAGCAATCTATGCTATCCGTCAGCTTACGCTGATGTTTAGCAAGATCGCTCTCCCGGTAGAATCCCTTTCGGGGGGCTCTACCACGAGGGTTGTAAGCCCTCGTCGTGAGAGACGAGCGATGTCCGACTATGTTCAATGTGAGCAGGAGGTACGGGAATCTGATAATCGTCTTGATCCGTCCTATATGGACGACTTCAAGAGGATGTCAGACATGCTTTTTGGTGAAGTCTTTGCTAAGGTGGATAGAGATATCCACTTTGCTAGGCTTCAACCTAAGCATGGCCCAGGCGCAGTTGCGGATCGACTTAGCAGCAATGCTAAGTTTAATTCGCATACCTGGACAACCCGGCTTCAGCGGGTAATGCCCGCTCAGGAGTTCCTTGTTCCGAACAACCACTTTTCTGAGTGGTTGAACGAGGATCTCCACCTCCTCGAACCTGGTGCCGAGGTACCCGTAAGGGTTATCACGGTACCTAAAACGCTCAAAACACCTCGAATTATTGCGATCGAACCGACTGCTATGCAATATGCACAGCAGGCGATTCTTCGCAGTCTTCTCGACGCGATTTCAGAGGATGGTTTCCTCTCTCGCGTGATCGGATTTGATGACCAGGACCCTAATCGGGAAATGGCCATGCAGGGATCCCTCTGCGGGGATCTCGCCACACTCGATTTGAGTGAGGCATCCGATCGTGTTTCGAATCAGCATGTTCGGGCCATGTTGTCCGACTACCCAGAATTGCTATGGGCAGTCGATGCAGCACGGTCCCGTAAGGCTGATGTGCCTGGCCATGGCGTAATACGCCTGGCCAAGTTCGCGTCTATGGGTTCAGCTCTCTGCTTCCCTTTTGAGGCCATGGTCTTCTTGACCCTGATCTTTCTAGGGATAGAAAGGGAGCTTAGTGCCCCGCTTTCTTACGAGTCTCTTGTCAAGAGATATCGTAAGCAGGTGCGTGTCTTTGGTGACGATTTGATCGTCCCCAGAGACAATGTGCTGTCCGTCGTTGACGAACTACATAATTTTGGTTATGTAGTAAACGTCAGCAAGTCTTACTGGACCGGTAGGTTCAGAGAGTCTTGCGGACGGGAATATTATGACGGCCATGACGTTTCAATCGTCAAGGTTCGTCAAAACCTCCCGACACGACGGCAGGACGCGGAAGGAGTAGTGTCAGCTGTCTCACTCCGGAACCAGTTTTACTGGGCCGGTTTGTGGCAGGCGGCACGAATGTTGGATAACTACTTGGGTAAGCTCTTGAAGGCTTATCCTAATGTAGCTCCGACATCTCCTTTGTTGGGCAGGCAGTCCGTTCTGGGTTATCAATTCCAGAAATTGGACCGAAACTACCACAGCCCCCTAACCAAGGGCTATTACGTGGTAGGCAGAGCCCCTCGAGATCCTCTCGATGGGCCTGGTGCCCTGCTCAAGTGTCTCTTGCGGTATCCCTATCGGGGGTTCGGAGATATTCCGGACCGATCGAGAAGAACCGCTGTCGACGTTGCGAGCGTTGACGATGAGCACTTGGAGCGTTCTGGACGCCCCGAGCGCGTCAGCATCAAGCTCGGGTGGAAGTCGCCTTACTAGTTAGGGCGGCTGAAGTACCACTTTGGTGGTGACTTCGCGGGAGACTCGAGAGTCTCTCCCTTCCACTGAGGACCAGCTATTAGGCTAGTCCAATGTGGTGTGGGC